GTATAATATAATAAAATTTGATTTTTACAGAGCTTCATTGGAATGGCTTAAACATAATTATGATGAAGATTATTGGAAGTATGATCTTGAATGAAGATATTGCCACTGATATAATGCAAGACCTAGCAATCAGATTCTTTGATAACCAATGCTTTGTAACCCATGATAAATTTAGACGTAGAGGCTATGTCATTCACCATCTATGGTATATTGAGAATGATGTTAAAAGGGATAATTATCCTAAAGGTGAAAAAGGAAGATACCAATATCTAAAGGAATTAAGACCTATGGTAGAGAAAAACCCTGATAGATTTATCTTAATTAAAAATGGCATACATACTAGAATAGATCACCCTCGTAATGGCTTATCAAGAATGAAAAAAGAAAATTTTACAAGGTTAGTGGTGGCAGTTAAAATGACCATCAAGGAAAAACGTAAAACCAAAATTAATAAGAGAGGCAATCTAGGTAAAAGAGGTAAGAAGAAATGATGAGGTCAAACAAATAATATGCCATATAGATTAAAAGGAGGAGCATACGTTTCGTTTGAAACCCATAACTTTTGTTCAGAAGAAAATGAATGGTTTGATAAAAAAGAATATCCAGGATCATATTGTCCTAATTGTGGTAGGCTACTTAGAACAAAACCAAGAACAAATAAAAGAATTTACACAGGAGGTAGATACTAATGTATTGTATTTGCAAAGATATTTGCCAAACTGCTAAATTTAAAAAGGAATACATCACTACTAAAAAAAATAAAGACGCATATAGAAATGGATTTTTTAGATGTAGAGAGTGTAAATATTATATCAAAGATTTAACATATTGTCCTTGTTGTGGAACTAGATTGGCTATTGCACCAAGAAATGCTAAATGTAAAAGAGAATATTACAAGGATATTGTGAGATACTAATGGAAGAACTATCACAAACTGATTTAAAAATACTATCTGAATTGGATAAAAAGATAGAATATTATACTGGAAGGATTAAAGAACTAGAAGATGAGAAAAAATATTTTTACAGAAAAGGAGGGTATGACCGTTAAGCTTTTAAGCTTAATTAATGGTTATGAGTGATATAATTTCTTTCAAGTATAGTGGTGATAAAGACCAATATAATAAATTCAAAGCAGGTAAAATGAGTGAGGGTATTACTATGGAGGAAGCCTTTAGCAAATACATTAATCAAGAATTAACCATGATTTCTCACGTTGAAACTGAACAAAATTTCACAGCCTCAAAACATGAGAATAATTTAAGAGACAAATTATTGAATGAAGATTTATCCAATGTTATGACAAAAGGATCATACCATGTTAATATTGATGATATTGAATTTATACAGGCTACAACACATGATTTAGCAAAAAGGGTTAACAATGCTGTTCATAGTGCTATTTCAACATTCATTATTAAAAAATGGGCTACAAGCAAAGTGGACAATATGTCAGATGATACACTAGCAGAAAGAATATCAAACATAGCAGGAGGAGCAGAACAAACAAAAGAAACTATCATCAAACAAGAAATGACAAAATATTATCTAAGTGATTTGGACAAATTCTATGAGAGGGTTGATGATGTTAAGGTCACATTCACTTGCACAATTCCAATTATTACTTTGTCAGATTTGAGGGAAACTGATCTTGGCAGGGTAATTCAATTTGATTGTACTATCATTGGTCAAACACCAAAGAAGTTAGATATTGAAACAGGCAAATATATTCAAAATGTACTGATACAGGAAACAGAATCAAAAGCAAAAAACAATAATCCAGTAGTAATTAAAACAGTATTACATGGTGACGATACTAACAATATTGCCACAGGACAAACCAAGAGATTCATTGGTATCTATTCCACTCAAAATCCTAAGAATGGTGCAAAGGTTGAATCAGAAAAAACATTAGAAATTGATACAATGTCAATTCAAGATTTAGAAGAAAAAGCAGAGGTTGAATTAACACAACAGGAATTAACAACAGCCAAAGAATTTGCACAAACAGAACAAGAAGAATATATCAATAAATTAATTGCTTCATTCTGTCCTAAGATATACGGTAGGGAACTGGAGAAAAAGGCACTATACTTGGCTCTATTAGGTGGATCAGATTTTAATGGGTATAGAAAAGAATCACATTTAATGTTGATAGGCGAAGCTGATACAGGTAAGTCAGAGTTAATTAAATTTGCTAATACTGTTGCTAGTAAATCATCTATGATAGATGGCTCTAATACGACAGGTGTTGGTGTACTGTTTGCATTAGACGAATATGATGGCATGAAAATTTTAAGACAGGGAGCCATGATTATGAATAATGGTGGACACCTCATGGTAGATGAATATGATAAAATGCCTAAGTTAGAACAGAAGAAACTTAACGTGGCTATGGAACAGCAACACGCTAAATATAACAAGGGAGGACACCAAGCTGACGCAGAATGTAAAACAGCAATAATAGCAGGATCAAATCCTGTTGGTGAAATATGGAATGACGATAAAAATATTAAAGACAATCTACCTTTTGACGCTTCAACAATATCCAGGTTTGACATAGTGATTAGATTAAAACATGATACAGGTGAGAATGAGATTAGAGCCAAGATGGAACATATATCAAAGAACAAGAGAGGTGACGTTGAGCAGGTTGCAAATCATAAATGGGTGCAAGGACTATTAAATTATCTAAGGAAGTTAAAGCCTGTATTCACTAAGGAAGCAGAGGAATTACTTATCAATAGATTTGTAGAATTTACCCAGATAGAACAGCAAGATGGTTCAATACAAATCCAAACTAGACAGATGGAAGGAATACAAAGGCTGTGTGAAGCATGGGCTAAACTGCTATTCAAGACAGAAATTGATACAGTGATAGTAGAAGATGTGATTAAATTTTACCAAGAATGTCTATGTACTCTTGGCATGAACGTATCAAAGGGCATATCTCAAATGGATCTAAGAGGACACAGCACAAACAAGGAGGTATATTTTGAGGACTGTTTCAGAACTTTGGCAAAAGATGATAAAGAAGGACACGTTGACCTTAAAGACTTGGCAACTGAACTATTAGAAAACCAAAAAATGTTTTATACTGACGACATGGTATTAAGATACATTGAAGCAAGGAAAGTCAAAGGGTGGTTATATGAGCCAAAGGTGGGGGTATTGAAAAGACAATGATAGGTAAATGTAAAATTTGTCATAAGGAAAAAGAACTATTGGGAAATAAATTATTTTTAAATGAGTGCTGTGATGATTGTATCTATGGGAGAGTAAGCAAGAATGAGGAATAAGAAATTTTGCAGGGGTTGCAGGGAGGAACTATTGATTGAATCTCAGAGAAGGATAGGCAAGTGTGAGGATTGCGAACTGGAATGACCATTATCAATATTAATAAAGATAGTAGTTATGAGGAAGACGTATTATGTTGTCCAGAATGTAAATTTGAATTTAATCATATTGTCAAAACAGGAACAATAAAACCAAAGGATTTAGATCCATACGAATTATCAAAAGAGCCATATTCATTTTTACCCATATATCCTAGAGGTTCAACAGCATATACTATTTTTGAGTGTGAGGGTGGACATTTTTGGTATATTGCATTTAGTTTCCATAAAGGTAGAGTATTTGTAGAATCAAAAACAATTAAAAATGGAATTGAAATATTTGGTAAATATGGTAAGGAATTGTTAAGAACATGACTAAGAGATTAATCTGTCCTAAATGTGGATACGATAACCATTTTGGTAATCTAAAATGCAAGGACTGTTCAGTTGAATTATGAGCTATATGCCACCAATAAAATCAGATGTACACCTTACACCTGACAAGGTATGGAACATAATCAAAGAGAATTGGGGATATGAGAAAGAACAGTTCTTTGATCCATGCCCTGTTGATCCTAAATTCAACGGTCTTGACATTGATTGGAAGGATCTTAACTTTGTCAATCCCCCTTATTCAAGGAAACAGGGGGAAAAGAAATCAAGGCTTACATTGTTTGTAGAGAAGGCATTGGAGGAAAAAGGAACAACCATCATGCTATTACCAAGTAAGACAGATCAAGATTGGTTTCATAAGATAAAGAATCATGACATAGTTTGGATAAGCAGAAGATTAAGATTTAAGAACAACAAGAGTAGTGCAACACAGCCTCACTTTTTAGTTAGAATACCAGGTAAGTAATATGGGTATATTCAGTAATTTTATCAAGGGATTAAAGAAATGAAACTAGAGAAAGACGACTTTGGTATATGGGATAATGATGATGAAGAACTATCCATAATTAAAGAGGGATACACGTCAAAGGAGATAGCAGATTATATCTTATCGTTACAAGATGAATTAGATAGATTACTAATCAAACATGATGAAGTTAGAGAGGAACTGGGTAATATGAAACTGACAGGCACACCAAGAAAACACCCTTATTGTTTAATCTGTGAAAAGATGTACATGGATTTCTGTATGCTACACTGTTCCATTCAAGGCAGTTATGAGATGAGGTTAAACAATGACTAAAAGATTAACGTGTCCTAACTGTGGTGAAGATAATCATTTTGGAAATCTTAAATGTAATAATTGCTCTGATGAATTATGAACATATTCAGCAATTTTATCAAGGGATTAAAGAAATCATTTGATGGCAAAGACCATCTAAGAGAGATATTTCAATGTGCTATATGTGGAAAACCGTCATGGTCTAGTTGGTGTCAATGGTGTGAATTGGAATTTGAATACAGGAGCCAAAGAAAATAATGCCAAGAGGCAAACAGTCAGGCATAGCATACGGACAGAAGAAACAGAACGGTCAGTCAGATACAGAGCAACTGATACAGATTGCCTCATACCTTAGACAGAAATACAAGGTAAAGGTCAAGCGTGAGGCATATCTCCTATTCAACATTAACAACAAACTAAAAAGTGTAAAGGAGTATGTAACAAGGGCTGACCTTAACGACCATCATGTTAAGAATCCTGACCTGCTATGGATTGACAAATACGGTATGTGGATAGTCGAGGTTGACGGAGCAGTACACGACAGGAAGGTAGAGAAAACCAACAAACGAAATGAATTATTTAGAAGTAATAACGTCAAACTGATTGTAGTTAATCTGGCAGATTGCAAAGAACTAGGGATAAATATTTATGAGTACATTGATAAGGAGGTATTGAGGTTGATAAAAAATGAGTAATTTAACTGACTATTTAAATCATCAAGCTTGGACAAAATATAGAACATTAGGTGAAAAAAAATGTAAGTTAAACGGGTGTAAAATATGCGAGGATATGACTAATGAAGTGTAGTATATGTGGTATTGAATTGCCACTTATGATACAGATGAAATTACATGAAAGATGGCATAGCAGGGTTAATCTGCAAGGGGGTAATACATGAAAGTCCTAATAGCCTGTGAGGAATCAGGCACAGTTAGAAATGCCTTTAGAAAAAAAGGACATGACGCATATAGTTGTGATATTTTACCAAATGATTCTAAATATCATATTCAAGATGATGTGTTTAATGTTCTTTATGAAAAATGGGATATGATGATAGCTCACCCACCATGCACATATTTATCAAACGCAGGAATCAGATGGTTTAACGAAGAAAAATTTGGTGATAAAGCAGTAAAAAGAAAATTACAAAGATTAAATGCTATGGAATTTGTTAATAAATTATATGAATCGGGAATACCAAAAATATGTATAGAAAATCCTGTTGGATATTTAAATAACCATTGGAAAAAACCTGATCAAGTTATTCAGCCCTATTTTTTTGGTGATACAGAAAGTAAAAGAACTTGTTTATGGTTAAAAAATTTACCAATTTTAATACACACAAATATTGTAAAACCTAAAATACATAGTTATTTAAAATCTGGGAAAAATAAAGGAAAACCAATATATTTTTCAGATTCACACGCACCTACTGATGATCGTGGGAAATTAAGAAGTAAAACATTTCAAGGAATTGCAGAAGCTATGGCAAATCAATGGGGTGGTAAAAATGAGTAAGGGTTTGTGTCATGTTTGTTTCACATCAAATGTATTAGTTACTTTAGTAGAGGATTTACCAACTTGTGATAGTTGTATAGCAAATCCATCATCATAGAACTAGACAAAAAAGACACGATAGTACATTGGGAAAACTTATCAGATATTCATATTGGAAATACCAACTTTCAAGAGGATTTGTTTGAAAGAAGAATCAAGGATATTTTAGATGATCCATACAGATTCACATCTTTTGGTGGTGATCAACTTGATTTAATACTGCCAGGTGATCCAAGATTCAAAGATGAGGCAGTAGGACTAAGGACACTAGCAGAACAACAAGATGAATTTGACGAAAGGTGTGCAGAGTTATTTGAGGAACATGATTACTATACAAAGAACTATGGTATGGAAAAGATATGGTATCTACAATGGGGAAACCACGAATATAAGTCAAGAGTAGTAACAGAAGGTGACATGAAACGATACTGTAAATTAAACAATATGACATTTTTAGGCTCAAAAGGTTTTGTTAGATTAGATATTAGATTCAAGGATAAGTCAATGATGAAAAAAACATTATTTGTAAATCATGGTGCAGGGGGTGGTGGCACACTAAAAGCATTGGAAAATCTTACGGTAAATTGTGAAGCAGATATTTATCAAATGGGTCACTTACATGATCCAATGGGAATCAAGCGTGATACTTTCTTCTATAACGATAAGAAAAATTCATGGGATTCAAAGGAACAGATCCTAGTTAATTCAGGCTGTTTCACATCAGCAGTAAGAAACAACGTTGACCAATGGTTTGAGCAAAAGGGCAACAAACTTCAAACCTCAAAGCCTGGCACATGGACAGTATCGTTTGACGCCTACAACAATAAGGTCAGCCAACATGGTTAATTCTTAATTAAAGATTTTTCAAAACAATATTATGCCTATGAGAATAGACCATGATATAGGAATATACAGTGAGCATTATGCTATGGTCTTAAAATGGTATAGCCTAGCCTTTAAGGACAAACACCCATCAAAGGAAGATGAGAAAACCTACAATCTTTTTAGAGTAATTTATGAGGACATATTAAGAGAGGATAAAGAGGGGTATAATGAAGATGAAAATGAATGAATTAATAGATTTATATGATATTTTTGTCCTAACCACAGAATTTAGCGAGGAAGAATTACAGCATTTATTCTACATGATACAATACTTACTTAATGATTATCCCTAGAATTGATCCAAATCCTCCAGTTGAGCCTCCTGATTGGTGGGATAATTCTGATGAATTTGAAGATGAGGATTAACTTATATTGAAGATAATTTAATAGTAAAATATGGAAGGAGATTATTTATTATTGTATGCAGAAAGAAGATTAAGAATATCTACTAGAAGATTGGAACTTGATAACTAATGTCAGATTTTGACGCAACACCATTCTTTCGTGTTAGACTTCATATTGGTGAAGCCAGTACACAAAAAGATAAGGGAAAATTAGTCAGGGATATAACCGTTGAATATGGGAACCAAGACATTAAGAAAGTCATTAGGGATAAAGCTGATATTGGAAACTTTGATGAAAAAGAAATACAACAGCACATATTTGATATTTGGGATAAGACCACAGCAGAGGGTAAAAAACGTGGCAAAGTGTTTATTGACGAAGATCCTGAAAATTAATCTTCTGCACTACCACAACAAAGACAACTGAATCTTCCAACTTGCATTTCTTCCATAGGTTCTTTACAAATCTCACAGATTCTTGGCTCATGTATTGTAAATATTTGGCTCATATCTATCATAATATATAAGTTTTTATCGTATTTAAGGGTGTTGCAACAACTTTATTAGTTACCATTTAAATACTAATTTGTGTCAGATGAGCATTTCCTATTAGAACAATGGCATGACACATTACACCAATTCAGAGAGGATTATGAAAAATGGGAAAGACACACACTCAAAGATTATTTAGAAAAATGTGCAGAAATTGTCAATAATCAAATTAAATATAAAATGCTAGACATTAAAGTTGAAGGAATTAGTGCTTATCTATATGCACAATTAAACAAAGAGGGTATAACGGTCAGTGACCGACATATACAAAATATACTGCCAGAAGATTATAAACGGAACTATAACAAAACCGAACAGGATTCGGAATTAGAAAAACAGAATTGGGAAATTATAGAAACAGAAGATCCAAGTATCAGATTAGAAAAGAATCAATTTAACAGTATTAAAATTAATGGTGTAGAGCAAAGGGCAAAAGAAATTAAAAAAGAGACTACGCAACAGCCATTAAAATCTAAATCAAATAAAGATACAAGAGAATTAATTTATTTAAAATCTTGTAGTAAGTTATCAAACAAATTCCATCTAACCTTTGAAACCCTCATAGACAGATACAACAAATCAGATGAGGTTCAGGAAATCATTGATAATGAGATAGGTAACGTGGAAATAAAGCTAGGTGAATATGCAAAGATGTGGGCTAATATAGAAAACTCAAAAGGCATGGTAGATTTAAGGCGTGACTTTGGTGAGTATGAAAAGATCATGGGAACTTTTATGATTGAAACAGGTGAGACTATTGCCAGGATTGCACAGTTAATGGACTATTCAGAGAAGTATGGAAGCATTGGATTGTTAAGAGAGCCAAAGGTCAGAGAATTTTTTGAAAAAGAGGATACATATCCACTGTATTTACGGTCATGTCCTAATTGTTTCACAGATATTAGCCATGATATGAATTACAATATAGCCCTTTATCGTGCCTCAAAGGAACTAGGCATAGATATTCCAGTTATCAAATACAATTAATACTAATATATAGAAGAAAAATAACAGATTTTTAATGTCAGCAGGAAATCTAAGATACTATGCTTTGGCAAGTTACACAGGCTTAGTAGCATTGTGGACAGCAACAAACCAAATAGCATTAGACGACACAACAGCAGTTGCTTTACTTGCACCAATAGCAATAGTTATTGGAGCAGATTATATTAAGCACAAAAACGAAATCAAAGCCTAAAAGTATTTTTTTAGGTTCTATTTTTTATATTTATTATGAAGCCTGATTGTATAATTATCCGTAATGATCTCAACGGTAAGGTAGAATTTGTATCAGAACAAACGGAATGGCAACACAAGTGGGAAAAAGACATACTAACTTATGATGTAGAATACCATGAATCATTAAAATTATTATCCAAACGACAGTTAAAGAGGGCAGTTAACCTGGCAATATCAACATGGAATTTTGAGATACCATTGAAATTCAAGTCAGCATGGAAAACTCAAGCAGATATTGAGATAAGATTCAGGACAAAAAAGGAGGATAATTATTTCAAAGACAAACCATCAGTGTTAGCATACGCATATTTTCCAGGTCAAGGAAGCGTGTCAGGACAGGTTGTGTTTAATGCCTCATACATCTGGGATCTAAAAGGTAGGGGTATTCGAGGAGATGAAGCCATAAAAAAAGGTCTAGTTGAAAATGCTCACGCAAGTAACATACTAAAAACATACAATATCTATGCAGTATTGATACATGAATTAGGGCATACACTAGGGTTAAAACATGATGTATCAGGTGCAAGTGATGGCAAAGATATAATGGATCCATATTATTCAGTTGATAACTTAGACCTATCTGACAGGGATATATACAGAATCAGAGTAAAATATGGTCAAAGGGTATGGGATAGGTTCAAGTGGTATAACATCATAAAACGTTGGCTAAGCTTAGCCATTAGGCGTTGAATCATATTTACATTATTTCATCTTTAATCATAACCATAGTGTATATTGTTTATTATGCCACGAAATAGGGAATTAAAACTCTACACGGAGGATCAGGTGTGGCAGTTTGTAACTAAAGCCATTACTAGAACATTATATGACGCTATTGCAACACACGAAGCTCATGGTGAACACAGTATTGAAGTAGGGTGGTTAAGAGATTACACTGACAACATAGCAGTAACATTTCCAAGAATAGATCCTGACGACTAATGACATTTATAAAATCTTGTGAGAAATGTGCCAAACAAATAGAGGATTGGTATCACATGGTATGTGGCTGTTCGTGCCACGAAGATTTAAAAGACAACATATCCAAGAAAAGATCCTGATGAATGACAAGGTATTACACTTTATAGCAGGATTCTTGTTAAGCATGACAGGGGTAATATTCTCACCATTACTATTAGCAGGATTCATCTTTGCATTTGGTAAGGAATGGTATGATGGATATACAAAGACAGGGGTAGTAGAGGTAAATGACATTATAGCAACATTACTAGGTGCAATATTGGCAGTAGTAATAGTATTTTGCTTAAAAACATAAGTATATATTATACAAAAGAAATGAGTAGATATGAATCATAAATGTGAACAATGTAATGAAGATTATGAATGTGAATATGGCAATCCATGTTCCAGTCATGGAGAACAAATATGGTGTTCAGATAAATGCAAGGAAGCATGGTTTGGAGCAATATTTGAATTAAACATGAAAGCAGGGATAAAGAATGAGGAGCAATATCTATGAGCAATCTACCACCAGGAGTAACAGATAGTATGTGTGAACCATCAGATGATCCATGTGGAAGATGTGGTCACAGATGGTCAGATCACTTGGAGGAGGAAGATTACGAGTATAATTCCTATGGTGAAGTTGTCATGGCTTGTAATATGAAGGGCTGTGATGGGTGTGAGGGATATTTGGAAGGAGAGTATGAACCCGAAGTATTCCAAGAGTATGATTAAGATGGGATTCATTTGTAAGGATAAATGTAATAATTTGAAAAAAGTGCTAATAGAGAAGAATGGTGACAGATATTTAAACAATAATTATTGTACTGTATGTTCAATTTCACTATCAAAAGAGTATGGTATACGCTGTCCTTGTTGTAATGTGTCTTTAAGAAAGAAAAGGAATAACAGGTTAAAAAAAAGCGAAAGAATTATTTCCTTTTCTTCTTTTTAGTCATGGTTAGGAACAAAAAATAGAATCATGGCACATAACACTTGGACTAACCTAAACAATGATGGCAGGAGATTAGAAAGAATAATCAAACTGTGTGAGACAAACATAATAAAGGCTATGGGTGACAATCCATCACAAACTGACCATGATTTAGTATTGGCATATATAGACAGATTAGTAAAAGCAACCACACAGAAAACCCATGTGGTTGATTTGGTATTAGGTATTTCACATCTAAGGAAGGTTGCAGAGAAGCAACTAGATCAGCCAAAGGTAATGCTTAGATGAAAAATCCTACATTTGAGCAAGATGTTGAAACACTAAGATCCCTACTGCCAACAAACGACAAAGAGATTTCAGTAGATTTTCCACAGTACAGAGGTATGACATTCAAAGAGTTTTGGGAGGCACTACCAAGAAAATTAGAATACTTTGACTATGAGGAAGATATAATTAAAACGTTAGAAAGTAAAAAGAAAATCTGGATTAAAAAGGCAACAGGGCTAGGTGTAAGTGAGATATTCTGTCGTTTCATAGCTTGGAACTGCCTTAAAGATGATGTATGGAAGAATGATCAGGTAGATGTATCAGCAGTAATCATCACAGGTGCAAGTCAAGATTTAACCAACAAGATTATCGGTAGGATAAAGAATCTGTTTGATTTAGATTTCAAGACCAAAGAATCACTTGTAATATTAAACGGTTGCAGGATAGAGGCATTTCCAACAATGAATCTTTCACCAAGTAGGGGGTTAAATCCATTTCTAGTGCTGTTAGATGAGTGTGATTTCTTTCCATCACGTTACCAAGATGAAGCAAGGACAGTAGCAGAGAGGTATATTCCAAAGACCAATCCATATATCGCTATGGTGTCCACACCTAATCTACCTGGTGGATTGTTTCAGCGTATGGAGGAAGAATATGAATTGTTAAGCGATAAGGACAAAGAGGATTTCTATGTAATGAAACATCTTGACTATACGGTAGGGTTAAACAAGGTATTTGATCCAGAGGATATTAGAGTAGCCAAACTGTCACCTTCATTTGGCAGGGAATATCAATTACAATATGGTATGGGTATAGGTGATGTGTTTGAAAATATTGATGAGATTATTGAGGAATATGATCTTAACATTATTGGTGGCAGGGGTGGCTGTTATGGTGATCCTGCATTTGGATCATCAAACTTTGGTGTACTAGGGGGGGAAATAAGAGATGATATGTTATACATAACAGAGGCAAACGAATTTCCAAGAGCTAGTCCATCATCAATGTTGGATATGATGGAAGATATGGCACACAGGTATAATGACAACTGCAAGATAGATTCAGCTCACCCTGGCTTCATCAGGGATTTAGAGGAGAGAGGTGTTCCTGCACTACCTGTTAATTTCGGGCTTCAAATAAGGGATCACGAATCAGCAAACGTTCAATCATTAAGAAGTAAGATGGCTATCAATTCAGCACAGATGGTCAAGAACGGTAAGGTAAGGATTCACCCATCACATACAAAACTGATAGCACAGTTAAGATCAGCACAATTTGATAAACGAGGTGGCATAGACAAATCTGAATTGAACTTTGATATTGGTGACTGTTTCATCATGGCGTGTTGGGATCTTAAAGAGTTTGATTATGGTCATTATGATATTATGGCAAACAGATTAGTCAATCAAAACGATACCGAAAAACCTAAAAGCAAGGGTGGAATATCATTAAACACAGAGGTATTTGAATGAGTAACGTAATGACCAATGACGCAAAGTTGCAAGAGTTTATCGTCAAGGCAACAGGCAAGACAGTAGGAAGAAACACTAAGCAAACATTAGCCACTCTATTTGCCAATTCATACGCTGAATATGTCAAGGCGTTTAAGCAACTAAAGCAGGGATATGATATATACAAAGAACAAGAGGATATAATTGATAAGATTAAAGAGGAAATAAAAGACCTTGATGTGATACCAACATCTGTAATTACTACCATTATTGAAGCAAAGCCAAAGGAAAAAGTTGACTAAGGATTTTCATGTTTGTGAACAGTGTTTTGAATTTAGAGGTAGAAGATTTAAGCGTGAAGGGTGGATATTGACTTATGAATGATGTGCCAAAGACACAGGAGGCATTACTACTATTATTTGTAAAATCAGTTGATGGTATAATAGACGCTATTGAGAAGAAAGACAAAGAGTTAAAGAAAGCAAAAGATGATGATGATATAACCAAACTGCATTACAGTAGGAAGTTAATCCAAGATTGGTTTAGAAACAAGGGTGGAATACCAATACCCGACTAATTTATTCTATTATATAAAGAATAATTAAGAAAGTACATTATGATCCCATTATTATTGAATCTAGGTATTACTTCTGTTAATAATTGTGGTAGCATATAATTGGCATACGGTCTTTATCTTATAATGGATCAACCTAAATGGTTCAGGGGTGACTTTAGTGCAACAAACAAACTGACAGGAACAATCTATACAGATACAAAATTTACAAGAAAAGCAAACTTAACAGGATATACAATAACAATTAGACTAACCAAGAATCACAGATGGGGTGACTATTTCAACAAGACAGGAAGTATAGTGTCAGCAACAGGTGGCACTTTTTCATACGCAGTAGCAGAGAATGAGATACCACCACCAGGCTTATACAATGTCAAGATTGAATTATCCAAGTCAGGAGCAAGAGAATCAACATTAAATAGACAGGAATTAATGGTAGTTGAAGGAGCAACAGCATGATTAATCCGTTTAAAGAAAGTAAGATTGAGGAAGCCAAAGCTCCACTGGCAAAGATAGTAAGATCAGATTATCAGCGTGAACAACCTATTCAAGTAACCTTTGAGCAGTTGATCAAATATCACGACAGGACACCTCAATTACAAATAGCAGTATCATCTTATTCAGAATTAATTACTGGAACTGAAATGAACATTACCTGCAAGTCAGATAAGGCAACAGAGGTGTTAAACGATTGGGTTAGAAATGCTGACTTTTACAACAAGTTTGAAAACATGGTCACTACCTGTCTAATCACTGGCAACAGTATCTTAGAGAAATTAGATGAGAATGACATACAAGATGTTGAGGAAGTGGATATGCAAACCATAATATCCAAACACAGAAACGAGTATGGTGAGTTACAACACTATGAGCATAGGACTAATCATGGACAAACAGCAAAACTAGGTGAGGGCAAACTAGGTAAATTTATCGAATTTAACTTGACAAACTATTCAAAACAAGCATGGGGTAAGTCATTATTCTATTCGTTAGCCATTCCAAGAACAATAGGAAACAGGACAACACCACCATTAATTGAGGTCATGTGGTCTATCGAGGATTCTATGTCAGCCATCATTATGAATAACGCTTATCCAATTACCACAATTACTTATCCTGGTGCAAGTGATCCATACTTGGAAAAGGAAGCAGTTAGATGGCAAAAGTATAAGCCAGGTGATAAGAGGGTTCAAAAGATAAAGCCTGAGATAGAATTTTTTGAAACAGCAGGGAATAGCAAATATACAGATTATATCACACACTTAGAAAAAGTATTTGAATTAGGCACTCAATTCCCACACGACATAATGACAGGTGATTTCACTAGCAGAGCCTCATCAGAAACAACAGATAACATTGTAATGAAAAGGGTTAGGGGTTATCAGCGATACTTGGCTAACAAACTAAAGGTAGAGTTATTTGACAATATACTAATCCAGAACGGTTATGATCCATTAGTTGAGGAATGTAAGGTTGCTTTCACATCACAAAATATAGTAGAGTTACAAGTTGATCAGATTAAGGATCTTACTACACAGGGTATTATGACCAAGACAGAATCAAGAGATTGGCTCAGAGTTAACACTGGAATGGAATTACCTGATGATGATGAGATCCAAGCAAATCAAGACGCACAATCAACCATAGCCAAGAACGCACAGGACATTAAACAGGAATATTATAATCAGGAAAATATGAAGCAAATATCAAAAGTAAAAGCCAAGCCAAAAGTAACGTGTAAGATGTGTAAGGAAGGTCAACACTCACTTTGCACCAAACGTAGATGTGAATGTCAATGACGGATTTTGATGATTTGACTAAAAGGATCTTGGACAGATTGGACACCTTTGAAGAAAAGATAGAAAGCTTGTGTGAAAGATTAATGAAAGTCGAATATGAGCTTAATACCCACTTTAAAGAAATAGACGCTAAACAGTCAAACAAGGACAGAAAGTTTTACATCATCATAGCAGGTATGGGTATTATATTTACTATGGTAGAGGTATTACAAAACATATTATGACCAATTATGAATTAGTAGGTGAAACGACAGGTGCAAAGGCACAAAACGCAGAATGGTTCACAACTGATCTTCAAGTGTATCTAAAGCCAAAACATTGTCATTTTAACATTTCAATCAGTAATAATTCATCAATAGAAATGACCTTTGATGGTGGCAGTAATTGGGTAGATTTTACAAAAAGTAATCAGTTAGATTTAGCTGATGAAATTCATATTATGTTAAAACCAGGAGATTTAATCAACATGAGAGCAACAGGTGGAACAGGAACTACCGTTAACCATTGTGCAATATATGCAGAAGTTTAATAGGCTTTAAATAGGGAATAAATAGCATTATAATATAGCCGTCAGGGAGCTACCTTGAGTTGTGTTTCTAGATAACCTGAAAAAGGTGTCCCTCTTAGGCTACCACCAAGACGCATATCGTGAGAGTGCCAGAGGTTGTTTCCTCTCATTGAGGTGGTATTCTTACTTAATTTTTGTTGACCTTATTAATTTATATTGAAGTAGTTTGGTAATAAAGGTATGAGTACAAACAATGAAAAAATCGTTTATACCCTCGATAGAAAATTTTTTATTGATAGAAGGGGTAATGGAACACAAGCTTGTGGTGAAGGTAGTAGTGCAGTTTGTGTAGGTAATAGTGGACTACCATGCGTCTTTTGTCACAGAATAATTTATGGATTGATTGACCAATGACACCTAAAATCCTTCCATGCCATACTTACAAAGCTAGGGTATTGGCTAGACAGTTAGACCAAAATGACTATTCCCCAATGAGGTGTCAGAATTGACATTAGATACTGAATTTATCTGTGATGTTTGTTACAGAACATTTGACAAACTATACAGGATCCCTACTGATGGTGGACAATTCTGTGAAGATTGTTATGTTGATTTAGATAGGTGTGAAAATTGAAGAAAACACAAAAGTGTCCGTTTTGTGATGGCAAAATGTTCTATACAGGGTGGCAAGAAATTACAGGTATGGATTGGAAATGCCAAACTAAAAGTTGTATCATCTATTCTCACAAAGATGATGTTAATGAGCCTGAAATATTTTAATGACCGTTAAGCTTTATTTTAAGCTTAATGGTTTATTTAACTTAATTTATCATATTATTACTAGTGTAAGACGTCTTATTCGTATAGACTAAAAGAACGTAGATACGTCATTAGTCTATTAATTCTTATTATACCTAATACCAAGTTTATTTATTGAATCTTCAAGCTTATACTTCCGTTAATGAATCTGCTAAAATTACAGGTGTAGCATTAATTCCTAGAATTAGTAGGAATAACAACCTATATACTAAACAAGAATTGGAACGCTTTGATGGCGTTACTGTTCCGTTAAATTGGGAACATGATCCAACTAATATAATTGGTGAAGTTACATTCCATTATAATTCAAGTCAAGAAACTGTCTATTATGAGGGGGTAATTACCAATGAAGCCTCTGCAAACGTAGCACGAAACAAATTATTATTTACTAGCATAGAAGCAACACCAACAGATGTTCAAGAGATATGTAACGGTAATTCAGATTGTTTTGCCATGCCATTTGGATTAAGACCTGAGGGATTGGCATTAACTGAAACTCCTGGTGTGCCAGAAACATCTGTCAAGGTCATAGAGAATTACATCAGAGAATGTAATCACCATGAACTAGAGGCTAATGCAGTAGCCAAAGTAGAAGGTGTAACTACAACTGACTTTATCAACTTTAAGAATCAAATCATGGATCACCTACACGTTGAAGTATGTGAAGACTGTGGCAAACTACACGCAAAAAAAAACTAGAAAAAGACGATACTAAAAAAAACGATAATGATTGGATTACTGTCAATGGTGTCCATATACCCATCAAACCAGGTCAAAACAAAGATGATGTTGTTAAGAATTTCTTAGACAAACAAAAAGATAAAGAGCCAAAAAAAGATGAACCTAAAACAGATCCTAAACAATCATTACAAAAAAGAGGTGTTAAAGGTGATGATCTGTTAAATCAATTAGATAATATTGATCATTTTAAAAATTCAGGTGCAAAAGTAAATAATGACGCAACTGTCACAGTATATCATTATACAAATAGTGATACAAAAGATATTATTCATAAAACAGGTAAAATGAAGGGTGCAGAAGATGGGGTGTTTTTTACTACTAAAAAAGATGGTGACGCTAAAGACTTTGGTAATTCACTAATATCTGCAAACATACCAATAGAATTACTAAATCTTGATGATGATTTAGGTGATGAATTACATTTAAGAATACCAACAGATAAGAGAGGACAAAGTGTAGATGTTAGTAAATTTTTAAATAAAGAATCTAAATGCCCTGATTGTGGTGAAGATGTAGCCCTTAGTGGTGATCATAGCAGAGCAGATGTAGGCAAAAAGAAAAAGAAAAGATTTGAATTTGTAGAGGCAATAGACGATTCATGGAAAGAGGTAGAACACTACCTTATGGAAGACGCATTAGGAACCAATCAAAAATCTGATACGGTAGGCAACCCAGAGTTTAAGGCATTTACACACTCATCATCATTTGTAGGAAATGTCCTATGGGATAGGGAATCAAGGGAGATGGACATATTATTAAATGGTAAAACTTATCACTTTTGCAGAGTATCAGAAAGATTGTTTGATTCATTTGAGGGTGCAGGAAGTAAGGGAGCATTTTTCAACAGGGAAATCAAAACCTTACACGATTGTTAGCCCTTTTATAGTGGATTTTAAGAAGAATTAGTTATGCCTTGCGACTGTAACAAAAAAACAGAAGCTGACGATAATGAATGTCCAGAAGGACAATCATTTGATGTATCACAAGGAAAATGCGTAGCAAAAGAATCTGCATTTGGTGATCCTAAAACTGACTCAACTATTGGCGATCTTGCCAGTAATGGATCAGATGTAGGAGACAAACAACAAGTAGAGGGTTGTCCAGAAGGACACACAATTAACCCTGACTCTGGAGTTTGTGAACCAGGTGCTTCTGCTGACAAAACTGATGATATTGGTCAAACCAACACATCTATTGCAACAGAGAAGAAACTAGCTAGCATTGAAAAAACCTTAAAGGCTCTTTCAGAAATAAAGAAACCAACTGCCCATGTAGCAGGTCTTGATGATGGTCATTATACTTGGAAACAAGTAGCAGAAAATATGGCACCATCTTTGAGAAAATTCGGAAAGTTTGAATTTGACATTAATTTGGAATCTTTAAGATCCGTTAATACAAAACAAACTAGAGATAGAAGTGGAGCAATCACTGAATCATTCAGAGCCTCACCTCTCCAACTACAAGAAGCAGTATCAATATCTGGAACACACGCAACACAGGACTTAGACACTGATGTTGCATTAGTGCCAGGTGGTTTATCTTTTAGACCTGTATTCGAATTTGCTAAAGTCAAAAAAATCGAAGCAGGTATGGATAGAGCAAGATTTTTCAAGACAACAATCCCTGCAAACGGTTCACAAACTGTTGGCACTACACCTTCACAAGGAACACAAACTTTCACAGCAATCGAAGTCACCCCTTCAACCATTACGGGTGTCTATCTTGTTGGAGATTTTGATGAGATAGAAAACTCACCATTTGATCTTTTACAAGCTATTGTCGAAGGTAGTGCTTCATCTTATGAAGACTTTGTAGCAACCGATATGTTGACAACCAAATCTGCTGAGGGAACACTCACAGCAGGATTATGGATCAGAGGAGACACAGGAGCAACCATTACTTCAAGTGATGTAGCTTCAATGGTCTTTGATGAGACAGCAATCGCAGTTGGTAGAGAATATCTTGAAAATCAAGGATACCTTAGAGGAGGAATCAAGCCTGTGGCTTTCCTTCACCCACAACAATGGAGACAGTTAATCACTTCAACAAACGTAACTTCATTAGCAACTAGAAGTGCACCTGACATTTGGCTCAAAGCAGAACTTGAGCAATTCATGGGTGTTCAATTAGTTGTTAGTAACGCAGTTGAATTAAAATCCAATACTACAAATGACGCTTACAACGCAATCATTTGTGTGCCAAAACACTCATACGGTATTGGAATTAAACGTGACGTAACAGTCAAAATGCACGAAGTTGGTGAGGACAACCAAGTTAGAGTGAACACTACTTGGAGAACAAACACAGGTGTAATTGACGCAACCTCAATCGTTAGAGTTTCTACAACAGTTTAATCAGCTTAACTGATTTACCTTTTTTTATTCTAGTCAACTAAATTTAACCATTTTGTCAATTATTTTTGAATAAAAAGATATAAACCCCCAAAACAATACCCTATATGGAAATAGACAATGGATTAGAAGTATGTAGAAAAGTTGGAAAAATGTTAAAGTCACAATTTCCAAACGACATAATGAAAATAGACAAAAACACCATACTAGCACAAAGCAAGAAAAATAACAGATTAATGCACGACACAAAAAATAGTGGAATGGGTAATCATCAAGCCTTTTACACATACGCAACACCACACAGAATTATAGTAAAACAACAAGTGTTGATTAATCAAAATAATTGTTGGTGTGGAGCAAACCATTATTCAGTAGATCCAATTATGGAAAGTTATGGATTTAATGGTTCAATGGTGCCAAAAAGAAGTTTGAATACAGAAATTAGAGGTAATTTTGCATTGGTTGAAATAATGTGCCATGAGTTTGCACATCATAGGACAAAAGGTCATGCCAAAGGTTTCAAGATCAAGTACAAAAGACACCTAGACCACATGGTCAATAAGATGATTTCAGGAGAATTTTATCTTGACTAAGGATTATTCATTGTTAAAAAATGGGGATAGAATCTATAATTATGATTACCTCAAAAAACATAGAATACCTATAACTATCATATTGAACTGCATTAAGACAAACTGTAAGAAAAATCATGTTCATTGGTGTGCTAAGTGTCGTTTGCAATATAGATTAGTCCATGAATGTGTAGATTCACACGAATATATGGGTATTGATGGCAAAACTCATATTCATTACAACTAACCATCTATTATTTCCTTTATTTTTAAAAATCAGCTAGTTATCACTATGGCAGGAAATTATTATGGAATTAACTCTTGCAAAGACCTTCTAAATATAGAAGTCACAGATACAGTTGATGATGAACTGCTAAATCGTTTTGGAGCAGTAGCAAATCAGCATATTGACAATATCTTAAAACAACATGATGAAAGAATCCCATTAAAAGTGCCAAGTATTCTTGCAGATGTTAAAATGTCAGCAAACTACTATGTATGCTCACTGTTCAGGGGTAAAAGGGGTGACAATGATACTGCCAAATTCTGGAAGGATATGTTTATTGATACAATTAACGGAATTATTGAAGAAAGAAGCATTGAAGGGTTAAGTTATGACGTTCAAAGATTCAACGACAGGTATAGACAGGAAGATGTGTATAGACTCTGTCTCTTATACACATCTCCGAGCCCACGAGACGGACTCCTATCT